TTATAAGCCGGCAGGCAGTTTTCCGCCGCTATCCTTCAGCTTCTGGATCACCTGTTTGTGCAGCCAGACATTCATTGTCGCAGAATCATTGATGTCGCCGGTATAGCCAAGCTCCTGCGCCAGTTCCTTGCGGTGCTGGAGGCTGCTGTCGAGGCCGAGCGCCTTCATGAGATCGACGATGGAAGTCTTCCAGTTGAGTGCCTGGCCGCTTTTCTTGACGGCGGCATCAAGGATTGCACCGACATCGACACTGCCGCTGGCAGGCGCTGCGGAACCGGCTGGCGGCACGGGAGCAGCGGGCGTCGAAGGTGTTGCTGCTGGAGTTTCCGCAGTTGGCGTCGCAGCCTGTGCTTCTCCCCAAATGGCGTTTTTGATCTTGTCGAAAATGCCCATGTCAAACTCCAGTTGTTAAAATCATGCCCCCGGCTGCCGATGGATTCGTGACTATCGCGTCGGGATCTGTAGCCACTATAAATAGAGTATAATTTTATGGTGGCAAGATTCACAACGAATTTTTTGATTACTTGTTTTACGGGCAATGTTATGAATTGATAATTCATGCAGAAACCATGAAAAAACAACGGCATTTAGCGCGTTGTTATTGAGAAATAACTTAAAAATATTCATGGATATATGCTGTGAGTAAAGGCGGCGCGTTTTGCGAACCCTCAAGGCGCAATCGTTCTTGCCCGCACCATCCGATCACGTTAGCATGTGAGTAATTTCAAGAATGGCAGGATAAACCTGCCAATAAATGGGGAATGCTCTATGAAGTTTGCTCGCCTTGCCCTTATGGGTGGAATTTTCGCTACCGTTGCCTTCACCGTCGGCCCCGCCTTCGCGCGCGACCTTACCGTCGCGTCATGGGGCGGCAACTATCAGGATGCGCAGCGCGAAATCTATTTCAAGCCTTTTGCGGAAAAGACCGGCAAGCCGCTGCTCGATGAATCATGGGATGGCGGTTATCCGCCTGGACTAGTTGGCGATATTGCGCGCTGGATTGTCGAGACTTCCCGCCGTCCGCAGCCAGAGCTTGCCATAGGCGCAGCGCTCGCGATTGTCGGCACCGTGGCTGGCCGTCAGTTTGCCGGGCCGACGCGATCCGGCACACATCTGTATGTCCTTGGCCTTGCCCCGACTGGGAAGGGCAAAGACCATCCCTTGCAGCAGATATCCCGCATCATGAGTGCGGCCAGCCTTGGCCATCATATCGGCCCGTCTGAATTCATTTCCATGCCCGCCGTTGTCAACTTCCTGACCCGCAAGCCTCTCTCTATCTGCCCGATGGATGAATTCGGCGGCTTCATGAAGCGCATCAATTCCCGGCGCGCAAGCGGGTTCGAAAGCTCGATATCGAAGGTTCTGCGCACTATGTGGTCATCCTCCTTCGCGCCATATCTGACGCCAGAGTGGGCCAGCAAGCCGAGTGAGACTATCCATTCGCCATTCATCACCATTTTTGGCGCTTCGACGCCAGAGCAGTTTTATTCTGCTATGGAGGGGGCAAGCCTTGAGGACGGGACGCTGAACCGCTTTCTTCTCATGTCAGGTCGCGCCAGTGTCAGCGAGCGCGACCCATTGCAGGACGCTGCCGTTGTTCCGACCGACATTATTGACCGCCTGCGCCGCATCTATTTCCGGTCTGGCGAATTGGCATCCGCGATCCGCAACGATCCGAATGCAGACCCTTCAACCTCTAACCAGCTTCGCTTGCTGCCATGGTGCCCAGATGGGGCGCAACCCGATACGGTGAGTTTTCCCGCGAGATTGAACGCCTGATGGATAAGGATGTGGAGGCGAGCGCGTTCTATGCCCGCACAGTCGAAATGTCTCTGCGCATTGCCACCATCGTTGCAATCGGTCGGCTGGATGATGAGCAGGTACGCCGGGTTGATATGGAATTCGGTATCGAGGTTGCACACCAGTCCGCACGGTTCATGGCCTCCGGCGCTGCCGACTATATGGCGGACAACGACAACCAGGCCAACGCGCAACGCATCATGCGCGCAATCAAGTCGCGAAAGGGGCGCGCGAGCCAGCGCGATCTTATGCGGTCCCTGCAAAACTCCATCCGCCCGCGTGACCTCCGCGAATTGTTGCAGGCCCTTTGCGAGGCCGGGCAGTTGGAGAGGCAGGAGGTGAAGAACAAAACTGGCCCGTCAACCGTATGGTATCAGATCGGCAATTGACCTGCTTCAGCGGGTTTTTTGTTGAGCATCAGGCCGCGCCTCGAAGCCGCGATTTTACCGCCTCCGCCAGATATGCAGATCGGCTTTGCCCGCGTCGGGAGGCATCTCGATCTATCCATTCGAGCAGGTTTTCATCTATTGAAATGTTGATGCGAACCGCCTTGCCCGGAAGGTCGAATGGCACGAGAGCCAGAACTCCGTCTCGCAAATCCTCGACAACCTCTGGATCGCTCTTCAGTTCTGCAACAGACCGAAGCATGGGCAGGGGGTCTTTGTCCTCGACCATGCTGGCAACGTGAAAGCCAAGGGCTTCTGTGCCGCGCCGCAGGGCTTCCTCTTCAGTTTCCCCGCCGGAGATGCAGCCGGGAAAGTCGGGGAAGGAGATGCCGTAATGGCCGTTTTCTTCGTGAATAATCGCGTAAGCTATGGGCACGTCATGCGCTCCTTTGGTTGAGGCGGGACTTACCAGTCCCATCCCGCCTGCTTGAATATCGACTTCAAAGTCTTGGTCGGAAACTCCTTGGCTCCCATGTCAACCGTCACCTTGCCGGGTTTGGCCGAGTGCGCGTACTGAACATGGTCGCCTGGCCCTTTGCGCTTTATCTCCCAACCGTCAGTGCGGAGCATCTTCACGACTTCGCGGGGTGTCAGCGGGGTTCGTTTTGGGCTCATGTCGTTTCCTCTTTTGATATACACACTTATACACAATACACAATGTTGTATAAAGAGGCTTTTTATTTGGAACCCGTCACTTTTTATGCCGGTGACAGATGGCCATTTTTGTTGACAGGTTCGCTTTCATTATGTTGACACGTTGACAGGTTTATTGACGGGTTTTGAGGAAAAAATATAATAAAAACAATCAATTAATAAACGTGTCAACGTGTCAACCGAAATTACAAATCCTATTTTTATAGGTTCCCCAAGTGGCACTCTATATAGATTGGTTGACACGTTGACGCTCTATATGTTGTTGCTTTGCCGTTGAAATCGCATATGTTGTATCTGCCCTACCGTGGCTTTTCCTTCAGGTCCGCAAAACCGAGGAAGCCACATGAAGACCATCACCGTGATACCTACGCAGGACGGCAATTATCTGGCCCGTTGTTTGTCGTCTGGCATTGTTGCCAGCGGTAAGACGCATTCTGATGCCTTGGCGAATATCCGCGCTCTTATCGGGCAGGCGGTACCAGCATGACCATTCATTGCAAACAGGATCGTGACCGTATCCGGCAACATGCAGTGTGCCAGCGCAAGGATAATGAGCGTATAGCCAACCTTGCCCGTTGCCTTGTTAAAGAATGTCAGCAGGGGCGTGCGGCATCTGCCTGCATGATCGGCCTGACGAAGATTGTGAAGGGCTGATACCATGGCACCGTTTCACGTCTATTCATCCCGCAACAAGAAGGGCGGTAAGCCGCATCCTGTTGTCTTTCGGCGCAAGGATCGGGCCTTGACCATGTGGTGGGAGTATCGAACCGCCGCAGAGATTGCCGAGGAACTGGATATCTCGGTTGAAACCGTCCGCCGCTATATCCGCAGTGGACGTAAGGCAGGAGACCCGCGCGCAACCCGCACCCGTCCAGCAAAGCGCATCATGGCCGGCAGAGGCCCGGCGCAGAAACATCATCGAATTAAAAACACGAGGTCTGGAAGTGAAGGAGATTGCAAAGGCTCTCTCTGTCCACCCCCGGCTTGTGCAGATGCGACTGAAGGAGGCTACGGCATATGCCACCTAAGAAAACCACGGCGAAGAAATCTCCGGCGAAGAAGAAGGCACCGCAGAAGGGACGCGACGAAAAGGGCAAGTTCCTGCCCGGTAGCCGCTTCTGGGAAGCCCGTTCCTCACACGGCGCAAATCCGAAGTTCGAAAATCCGGCTGATCTATGGTCAGCCTGCTGCGAGTATTTCGATTGGGTTGAGGCAAATCCTCTCTATGAGGATAAGCTTGTCACATTCCAAGGCTTTGCCACGCATGAGCCTGTTGCTAAAATGCGCGCAATGACGCTGGCAGGCCTGTGTTTCTTCATCGATATCAGCCGGGGAACATGGAACGATTGGCGGGAAAATCGCCCCGATTTATCAGAAGTCATTTCTCGCGCCGAGGACGTGATCTATCAGCAGAAGTTCGCCGGTGCCGCTTCGGACCTGCTGAACGCCAATATCATTTCTCGTGACCTTGGCCTTGCTGACAAGTCCGATGTGAACAGCCAGACAACCGTTACCTTCAACACGGTCTATGAGGCGGGGCCTGACGACGAATGATGCATGAATTTCGCGTCCGGTGGTATCAGCGTGCCTTTCATGAAGCACTGGTACAGCAGAAAAAGAAGCGCCTCATAGAGATTGCGCACCGGCGATGGGGCAAGGATGAGATTGTGCTGAACGGCTTCCGCGAGCTATCGCAGAAGCGCATAGGCACGTATTGGCATTGTTTCCCTGAATATGCGCAGGCTCGTAAAGCGATCTGGAACGGGATTAACGGACGAACAGGCAAACGCCGCATTGATGAGGCTTTCCCGCCTGAAATCCGCAAGCGCGTCAATGACAACGACATGTTCATTGAAACGGTGTGGGGTTCAACGTGGCGGTTGCTTGGCTCCGACCGGTATAACGCCACGGTTGGCTCTGGCCCTGTCGGCAAGCATATTCAGAATGGGCGCTCTGTAATCCAGCCGCGTGGGCGTATCACAAGCCCATGATTGAGGAAACAGACGGCACCGCCGCATTCATCACCACGCCGCGCGGGAATAACCACGCCAAGACGATGTATCAGCGTGCGGTGGGGAATGACCAATGGTTCGCCCAATTATCCAGCATCCACGAAACCAAGGCCTTGAGCGCTGAACAGCTTGCAGAGAGCCTTGAGGAATATAAGGATTTGTACGGGGCCGATCTGGGGCTAGCGATGTTCGAGCAGGAATATTACTGCTCCTTTGCCGGTGCCATGGTCGGCGCATACTACGGCTCTGAAATGAACTCAGCCGAACGGGAAGGGCGCATCAAAACATTCCCGATTGACCCACGCTATCCGGTGCACACGGCATGGGATTTGGGCAAGGCTGCAAACAACCCGATCTGGTGCTTTCAGGTCATACCGGGCGAGGCTGGGCCGCGTATCGTTGATTTCTACCGGCCTGACAGTGACGACCTTGAAGAATGGGTGAAGTGGCTGGACGGCAAGGGATATAAGGGCAATGACTATGTGCCGCATGATATTCTGGTTGCCGAGTGGGGATCGAAGCGGACGCGGTTTGAAACGCTGAAGCTGTTGGGGCGCAAGCCCGTTCGTGTCGCCAAGGTGTCGGTAGCCGAAGGCATCCACGCATCACGCCAGACCATCAAAGTTGCCATATTCGATAGTGAGCGATGCGAGCTTGGCATAGAAGGCCTGAAGCAATTCCGCCGTGAATGGGATGATGAACTGAAGGTGTTTCGCGATAACCCGGTCAAGGACTGGTGCGAGCATATCGCGTCCAGCTTCCGCTATTTGTCACTCGCATGGAAGATGGCCAAGCCAAAGGATGAGCCGCCGCCGAAGCCGAAAGAGCTTGTCTATCAGGTTGGCCCGACCGGCCTTATTCAAGGAAATATGAGCGTGAAAGAGGCGGTCGAAGCCATGGTGAAGCGTAGGCGAGAGAGAGTAGGCAAGTCACTCTCTCTTTCGCGGTGCAATTCATAGCCTGCGATCATGGAACAGAACCAGACCGCACAGCCTGAATTGACCGGTGAACATTTGCTCGAAAAGGGCAACAAATGGCTTGAGCGTATCAAGGCATCGGAAAGCCGTGAGGATGATTGGCGTAAGGACGCCGAGGCGGCGGAAAAGACCTATGCTTGCGATACGAAGGCCAGGCACGGCAAGCTATACGATTTCAACATTCTGCATTCGAATGTGGAAACGATTGTTCCAGCGATTTATAATTCCACGCCGGTGCCGGACGTGCGCCGACGCTTCACGCTTGCGATAGGTGAGCCGCCGCAGCCTCCACAGCAGCAACCGGTGCCGGGCGGCCAGCCTGCGCAGCCAGACCCGCAGGCGATGGAGCTATTCAAGGCGGAAATGCAGAAGTGGCAGGCGAAGCTTGCTTCTGATCAGGCCGCAAAAGACTTTGGGACCATGATTGAACGGACGATTACCGTTCTGATCGATGACAACCGGCTTGATAAGGAAATCGAGAGCGTTTCGCAGGATAGCTTTTTGGGCGGTCGCGGTATCGTCCGACTTGCATTCGAAGCCACATTTATTCCGCAGCCGGTAGCCGGGCCGGATGGTCAGCCAGCTACTGATGAGGACGGCGAGCCGGTCACGGAAGACAAGGCCACCGGCGAAACTATTGATTTTCAGGCATGGTCATGGCGTGATTTCCGCATGGGTAAGGCCAAGCGATGGAAGGATGTGCCGTGGATCGCCTTTCGCCATTACATGCCACGCGAAGACCTTGAAGATTTTCGCGATGCTGAATTGTATTCATCGCAGGCGCAACCGACTGACAGCGCCGACGATGACGAAGACGATATTCAGGTTTGGGAAATCTGGGACAAGCGCACAAAACAGGTCTGGTTTATCGACGCGAATAGCGGTCGCGTGCAGAAGATCAGCGAAGACCCGCTTGGGTTGCCCGGTTTCTTCCCGACGCCAGAGATTGTTCAACCTATCACGCTCACCGGCAACATGACGCCGGTTTGCCCGTTCACGGTATATAAGAAACTGGCCGATGAACTGGACCTTTGCACCAAGCGCATCAATGCTATCATGAAGGGCCTGAAGGTTCGAGGCATCATCCTTGGCAGTGCCGAGGATATCAAGCGGCTGGCCGACGCTGGCGACAACGAGCTTATTCCTGTTTCTGACGTGGAACAGATTGTGCAGACAGCGGGGCTTGAGAAGGCAATTGCATGGTGGCCGATCCAGCAGGCGATTGCCGTCCTTCAGCAGCTTTACCAGCAGCGCGGTGAGATTAAGGCTGCTATTTACGAAATTACCGGCATTTCCGATATCGTGCGCGGCGCATCGAACGCGAATGAAACCCTTGGTGCGCAGCAGATCAAGACGCAATGGGGATCGCTTCGCATTCAGAAGATGCAGCGAATGATTGAACGCCTTGTGCGCGATATCTTCGGCATGATGGCCGATATCATCATCACCAAGTTTTCACCGGAAACGTTGCAGGAAATGACGGGGATCGAGATTACCCCGGATATCATGCAGCTTATGAGCCAGCCGGTTTCGTCGTCTTACCGTGTTGATGTTGAGAGTGATAGCACCGTCAAGGCCGACATGAGCCGCATCAAGGGTGAAATGTCCGAATTTCTGCAAGGCACGGCTCAATTCTTCAACGTCATGGCTCCGGTCATCGGTCAGGCCCCTGAAATGGCTGAACCTATGTCAGAAATCTATGCATCGTTCGCGCGCGCCTTCCACCTTGGCAAGCAGGCCGAGGACGCGATTGACCGTATGTCGCAGGGTGCGAAGGACGCCGCGAAGCAAGACAAGCCCGATCCGGCACAGGAAGCCGCGCAGAAGAAGCTTGAGCTTGAGGCCAAAAAGCTGGAACTAGATTTCCAGAAGGCCCAGACCGAGTTGCAGATTAAGCAAACTGAACTGCAACTGAAAATGCGCGAACTTGGCATCAAGGAACAGGAAGTGCAGCAGAACGGGCAATTCCGGGCCGCTGAACTCTCCCTTGAGGCGCAGCAGGGCAGGCCGGTATTGGTTGGAGCCTAAATTCAATCCGCCCCTATGCAGTACCGCCCCACTTATCCGGGTAGCGCGAGCCATAGGGGCTTCAAATCCCTCTTTCTTTCGCGCGAATAATCCGAGGCTGAGACTGTCTTTAAAGGAGGCAGTTTTGGGCGCGTACGTCTGGCGAAATGGTGCATTTGTAGACAAGCAGACCGGTGAGGCGATGCATAAGCCTTTTGCTGGTCAGGTTTGTATGCCGACCGTCATTTCTGACATTCCAGAATATCGCTCCCCAATTGATGGCAAGCCTATCACTTCGCGTTCTCAGCGCCGCGAAGACCTGAAGCGCAACAATTGCGTGGAATATGAGCCGTCTATATCTCCGACAAAAGGAAAGATCAGAAACAAGGCCTTTGCCGATAAACGCGGACTGAAGGTTTTAGAG